TTGTAGGTTTCTATCTCGATCCAACCGTTATCGGAATCGTATGCGTCTATCCAATGAACGGACACAAGTGACCACGGGCAGGACATCAGTTTTCCTTTGGGAGATATTCGTAACTGGCGTGGGACATGGACATGATGCGACCTTCACGGGTTATCGCAACCCAAGTCGGGGCGTCAGGGTCGCAGACACATGACGACACTTTCGTTTCATCATGCTCGATGATGGCGTCACAATGTTGGCAGCAAAGTCTCATAACCAGCACACATATTCTGACGTTACACGCCCTTTGATCGGGTCAACGAAATGCAGGCGTTGGCTAGGTTTACCGACCGCTGCGATGAACGTGCGGGCATACTCGTTGTGGGATTCGGGTGAACCTGTTACGAACACTCGACCACCGTTCGCCATCGTGAGTGCGGTAGGTGTATGGAAATGCCCCATGTAGCAGTCATGGAATGGTTCTACGACACCTGTGGACCATGCCGAAACTTTGCGCAAAATAGAACCGAACGCCCCTATTTCGTCGCCGTGAACCAACAACACGTTGTAGTTGCCGATAGCAAAAATCTGGTACCAGTCATCAGACATCTGCCATTTGACATGTTTGATGTCGGCACAGTTGTTTGACGCGATCTGATAGGCCATACGGTCAATGTTGTCACCGGCTGGCATGTCACCTTTTTTGCCTAGTCTGCCATGATTACCGAACTCGCACACCACTTTGACTGATTCAAAGTTTGTGGCAAGGGTACGGATAGCGGACTCGATGATGCGCACCACGGCAAACATCTGTTCGTACAGGTGCGCACCGATCTCAAACTGTTGGCCTGGAAATATGCCTACGCCTTCCACCATGTCGCCACCCAACATGACAACACATTCTTTGACGGGATGGTGGGCGCGTTGTATTTCGGTGAGTTGAATAACTTTGCGGATCATTTCCTCGATGCGGGCTGTCAACACGTTGATGTCGTAAGAGACTGTTTGTTTGCCTGCCTGCCAGTCGGTGAGATGTACGAGCGCAACCTCAGGTTTTATTTTGCGTTTATCTTTCACCGGTGGAATAACTGTTGGGCGTGGTGTCGCCAACAAAGATAGCCGTGCCGCTTCGTAGACGGCTTCAATCAGGTCTGATGTTTTAAGTTTCGCTTTCGCTTCAGCACGTTGACTTTGTAACAGGGCTTTGCGTAAATCTATGACCTGCTGTTCCAAAAACATTTGGTCTTTGAGTCTCATTTCCATGATCTCCTTAACGCAGTCAACGCCGAGGTAGATGCGGTGTATCCCCGTTTAGTTAACGTGCGTTGTATCGCACCTGCGCTTATCGTCGAATCTTTCAACGCTTGCACCAAGTCTTTGTATTCTTCGGCTTTCATTTCTTTTTTCAGCCGAGTAAGAATTGTGCGGTCTGCTTTGCCGCTACGGACTTCTTCCAAGAATTTGCCCACTATTTTGCCGCCATGTTTAGGCATGTCAAATAGCCTAAAGCATCCACGAGGCTGTCGTGGTGGATGGTGTCGCGTTCAAGGTTGGTGCGTAACCGTGCGAGTTTGACTGCGACCATGAACATGATCGCTTCGGATACTTCTAGGTTGATGCCGGTGAGCGCATAGTAGATGTCGGCGACTTTACGGTAGTCGTCTGCTGGATGACCGTAATCGTTTTGTCTTGGGCCGTTAACAAGTTTGTGTGCCTCTAAAAGGATTTCACTTCCTGCTGTTGCCTTTGGTTTTGTTGACATGTTTCATCCCCTCGATAATGGTATCTATTTTTTTTATGAGATTCCAAAGATCGTCTTGTTCGCTGACCCCTGGGTAAACCTTACTTAGGTACTTCCTTATTGCCTTCAACTCTATCTTTGTCAATTCCAAGTCCATTGTCAAGTATCCCTCCGGTTGCGTGAGAGATTAGGTGGTCTGTTACCCGTCTGTCAACTTTGTCTACTTTGGTTTCTACGCAACCTATGCCTTTGTGCATGATGCGTAGGACAGCCATCACGTTGTCGTGATCTTCTCGGTTTTCTTTACGGAATACGGTTATGAGGGTGACAATAATTCCGCCGACTGCTGTGACTACAGCCGACAGTATTAGCGCCCAACCGCCATCCATATCATACGGCTTTCTGCGAATCAACCCACGCTTGCACAGCAGGGGTCGGGTTGTCTCCGGTTACTAGCCGTATATGCCACGGTTCGCTCGGTACTACCTCCCATGAGAAACCGAAATCTTTGACGTTTGCGATCAACCAATTCAAACGCTTCGGTTCACCAGCAGAATGAACATCGATAGCGATACCGAGGTTGTGGTTTGATTTGCCTGGGGTGGCGAGCATCGCCATACCTTTTCGCAGATACCAAGTTTTACCTTCAAATGTTTTAGTTGAGGTACCGGGGATCGGATCGGTGCGGTAGCGTTGCAGGAAAGCGGCTTTCTGTGACTCGTAAGAACGGTACAGGTCGCCTGCGCTGGTCGGTTTGAGAACAAGTCCATCCAATGTGGCTTTCGTGACCATTGCGTTCCATGCGTCAGCGGCCCGCCAATGCAGTTTGCCGCCACCTTTGATTGGGCGTAGCAGGTTCTCAGGTAGTTTCCCTGGCTCGACACCTTTCAGGTCGGCTGGCATAACGATGGGAACGATGTAGTCCCACGCAACTTTTTTAGACATTACTTCTTTTTCTTGGCCTTTTTGCCGTATTCCTTCATGCGTTCTTTAGCACCTTCCATCTTCTCGTGCTTCATTTTCGCTTTCTTTGAAGAATACTTTTCACCTTTTGACATCACTTGCCTGCTTTCTTTTTTGCTGATCCGAAAGCCTCAGCGATTTCTTCTGATGTGAGTTCGCCGTCAACTGATGCGGCTGCAAGTTTCTGTACAACACCGAACAGGGCTGTGAGTCCTGCGACACCAGCGGACTTGACTACATCTACACCGAGGATTGCGCCACCTGTGATGATTGGTAGGGCTGATGCGATGAACAACGATACGAGTCTTTGTCCGAGGTCTAGGGCTTTGGCGATTGCTGAGTTCATTCTGAGTCCTTTTGTGTTAGGGATATCAACGAGTGTAGCACTACACCTATACCTGTTAGAAGTAACGCCTGTCTTAAGGTAGGACCTGAGAGGGTGATTAGAACCATGCCTGTTCCAACCCATGTCCAAGTGTTATCCATTATGTAGGTGATGAAGCGTTTCATTAGCGTCTCATTCTAGTAGGTGGGATTGCTGCGATGAGCGCACCTACAGCGATTAAGGTTCGGCGTGTTTTTACGGGGATGTTTGAGCCTGTCGGCACATAGTTCTCAAATTGTGAACTGAAGATGTCTATGGTTTTTTCGAACGCTTTTTTGATTTTGGTGGGGGCTTCTTGGATGGCGGCTGTGAATTCGGCTAGTTGTTCTTCGGTGAGTTCGTCTACTTGTAGTTGTTCAAATAGTTGTTCGGCTTGTTGTTCGGTGATGGCGGCTAGGACTTCGGGGTTTGATGCGATTTGGGCGGCTTGTTCGCTGGTGATGTCTGTGGCTAGGAGTTCGGTGATGGCGGCAACGATTTGTTCGGGTGCGGCTTCGGTGAGGGTTTCTAGGATTTCGTCGAGTTGTTCAGTATTGTCGTCTGCTGGTTCGATATCGGGTATTGTGGTTGTTGATGAATCCGTTTCTTCTAATAGTGTTGTTTCTGTTGTTTGTTCCGTTTGCGTTTGTGTCGTTGTTGGCTGTTCTGTTTCGTCAGGAACAGTCTCGTCAGGAACAGTCTCTACAGGTTCGTCAAACTCTGGAACAGTCTCGTCAGGAACGGTTGTAGATGTTTCTGGTTCTGTGGTTTCAGATTCAGGTTCGTCGGGTTCGCTGGTTGTTGTGGCTGGTTCGGGTTCGGGTTCGTCATTGGTTGGTTCGGGTTGAGTCTCGGTGGTGGGACTAGTAGTGGTGGTTTGCGGGGGAGTGTAGGGTGCTTGCGTTGTTGTCGGGGCTGGTTGAGTTGTTGTGGTCGTGGTTGTCGTTGTATCTGCAACTGATGTGGTTGTGCTTGTCTGAATTGGTTCGCTGGTTGTGGTCGTTGATGTGGGAAGGGTTGTCGTAGATGAAGTCGTGGTTGAAGTTGTGGTTGTTGTTTCTGGCAGGGTGCTTGTGGTCGTTGATGTTGAAGTGGTGGTTGAAGTAGTCGAAGTTGTGGTTGTCGTGGAAGTTGATGTTGTTGAAGTCGTGGTGGTTACTGAAGCACCGTATGACCAAGTGTAAGGTTCAGGTGGTGCGCCGTTCTGCCAGTTAATGCAGTCAGCCCAAGTCGGGTATAGCCCAGCCAAATAGTCGGCTTCGGGTTGTTGCATTTGCCAAGAACTACTACCTGTAGTGCAAGTCCAAGTTGTATAAGTTGCTTCAGCGTTTACTCGATTAGGGAAGAACGAGAACAGGATTGCTGGTAGAGCGGTATAAGCCACCTTGTTAGATTGCGACCCACTCAAGTTCTTCTTCGTTCCAGTAGTAGTCGCCTTCAGGTTTTGGTGTTGGCGGTTGCCAATCGTAGTTACTGTCCAAAGTCCACGAAGGGAATGGTTGCGGTCTAACAAATACATCAGCGTCAGCGTCATAAGTAAAACCGATACCAGCGTATTGTTTGCGAATGTTGTCATTATAACTAGTGCGTTTGCAAGTTAGCCCTAAGTGCCACGGTTGGTTCTCATAAAATTGTTCCCACGCTTCAGTAGAACCGCCAACATCTACGCCGTTGTCAAGTTGTGTGACTGTTTCATCAACACCCGTGATTACTTTGACCACAACATTATTTTCATCAAGAAATGCGTAGTGTGCCATTATGCCCAACTCACATTCCCTGAGCCAGCAGTAATTGTTGCAACTGTATATGAGCCATCTACCGCTGTAGAACCTGTTAAACCTGCACCGATTGTAATTGTTTTTCCTGCGGTTGGATAACGAATAATCACAACACCAGAACCACCCGTAGTCGAACCACCACCCGTTCCACCAGTGCCACCGCCACCAACAACGACTGAATAAGTCGTTCCCATTGCGACAATTACAGGACTTAAGCGACTAGAGGCTGCACCACTTATACCAAAACTTGTGCGATATCCACCAGCACCACCACCACCAGCACCAGTTCCACCACCGTTGCCACCGTTGCCTCTATTCGCAGTCGCTGCAGTCGCACTACTGCCGATAGTGCCAGCATTGCCACCAACGCCATAAGTAACCGATGAACCAGTTATAGATGATGCAGTGCCTGTTCCGCCTGTTGCAGAACTAGACGCTGTACTTGAGCCACCACCGCCACCACCTTGATATGGACTTCCACCTATTTGACCTGCTGCACCATTAGTTCCTTGATTCGCAGTTCCCGTTCCACCAGCAGCCTTTGGGTCTCCACTTTCGCCAGGACCACCACCGCCACCGCTACCGCCGTTTCCACCAGCAACTTGATTATATGTGCCACCACGACCACCAGCAGTTGAAGTGATTGTGCTGAACGTGCTGTCGTTACCAATAAAACCAACATTGCCATTACCGCCACCGCCACCGCCACCAGCAGCAACGAGAAAATCAACATCAAACGCAACGGCAGCAGCAACGATAGCGGGCTGACCAAAATTGGATACCGCTTGCCCTACCCGTGTGCGCTCACCGAATCTAGCCATTATTAAACCTTACGCTATTTCGTTTACAAACCCGTGAATGATAACAACATTCGCCGTAGCGGCAAACGCCTTAACAACAAGAGCAGTTGCATTACCTTGCAAAACCAAACCAGGAACTATCAAATATAAACCCGATTCAGCAGGAACGGAAAACTCAATATTGCCATCAGGCGCTGTTGCTTCGCCCCACTCAATCGTCAATTTCACAGATGATGCAGAACTGTTCACCGCATACAACCACACCTCATGGAAATGTGCCGTGTTAGTAGGACCAGTATGAATTGTTGTACCAGCCGTAGCAGTCTGAACAACCTTGATGCCTTTGCCGTCAGTCGAACCACTTAAATGATTTTTGGTGAATGTTGCCATGTATTATCTCCTATGTTAACCGAAAATTTGTCCTGCAAGAATAAACTGGTCGCTTTCTTCTGTCGGGGCAGCAGGCGCAGCCCAAGCAGCATCAGTACCATCAGAAGTTAGCACAGTACCAGCACCACCAACAGCAATACGGGCAACCGTAGGACCAGAACCCATCGTCAACAAATCACCACGAGTAGTCATCGTCGACGCAAACAAGTTCGCCTCATCAGCATCATCAGCCGAGAACACCGGATAGATCGTCGCACCCGAAGCATGAGACTGAGCCGTAGTGTCATCCTGCGCACGAGTCAACGTCAACACAGAACCAGAAATGGTTGCCGAACACTTCTCCTCAGAAGCAGTACCAGGACTTATAACAACATAAAACGGTACACCCGCAGTAGAAGGCCAACCTGTTGTCGCAGCCAAAGTCGCAGACGTGTCACCAGACGCCAAAGCGTTAGTGATCGTCGTCTGTGCTGCCGCACCTTTATATTGTCTACGTGTTACCGCTGCCATTGAACTCCGATCATATCACTACCTTACAGAACGCATCACCACAATAGCAGTACCCTCATGGTCGTTCTCCTTGTGGGCGTACGACAACTGCTGTATCTGCATCTGCACGTTCTCGACCACCACAGCAAAAGTTTCGGTATTTTCCTGGTAGGTGACGACACGAGGATTGTCCACCAAATCCCGCAAATAACCCAATTCGACATCAACATCCTGCCAGTATTCCCGACCCTGAACATTCAGTTTGTGGTGCATCAGCAGAGGCACCGAGAAAATTTGGGAACGCAAAGGCGCCGCATAAGCCCTAGCCATCCAACGAGTCAAAGTCGGGCCTGTCGTAGCACCCGAAGCACGAGCCAAAGTGACCTTGATTTCTGCCTCAAAAATCTTGTCCTCTAAACCGTCAAACGTTTCCTCTTTCACGTTCTCGGTTGACAAAGTAGTGAAATCGTGGAAAGCGCCACCGTCAGAAGCAACCGACAAAGTAACCGAACCAGCCAACGGCAAACATCTAAGATCAAGTTTCGGTATAAACTTCGCGTCAGGAACACCCCAACGATATATACCTGAACGCAGATAGCCAGACGACACAAGGTTCGTGGCATGTTCCGTATACAATCCTAAACCAGCAATCGTGAATACTGGTTTGTTGTTGAATTCGTGGACATCAGGGATCGCACCCTGACCCGTCACCATCAAATCTGAAGCATACGCAGGCTGGTTCGTGGAAATGAACACCGAAATATCCATACGCCCGATACCTGTTGATGTGCTGTCAAAGTTTTTGTAACCAAAATAAATGTATTGTCCGACACCAGCGAACTCGTCAACCGAAGAACCGGTAACAATTTTCGGGCCGATCAACAAGTTGCCGTTGTCGTCAGCCGAACAGAAACGGAACCCGTCACTTAAACCGATAACGACATAGCCAAGATATCCGTGTATCGCTGTGACACGTTCACCCAAAGGCAGTTCGCCTGCGACAGTAGGAATATCGAGCGCTGTACCATCGGCTTTGATTGCGGTCTTGTAGATGATTGACTTGTTGCCCGAATATCCCGCACAATAGATACTGTTTTGTCCACCAGCGAAACCAACCCAATTAAAGTCGCTGTTCGGATGAGTGAACAACGCTGAAGGATTGTTCGCAGACGAACCAGGTGTCGTGGTGATGTTCCAAATTTTTCGTTTATCGGTACCTTGACCTGCGACCATCAAACGGCCTTTGACATAAGCCATTTGACCAGCCTCAATACCTGTGATGTATGCCGAAGCCGCACTTGTGCCAGCGTTCGTTTGATCTATGTCACCGTTCGCATACGAAAAAAACACGTTGTACCCGTCAGAAGTAATCGAATACAGGTTGGATGCGGCGGTGCTTGTCACCGTCGTGAACGTAGACAAATCAGATGAATAAACAACCGACTGTCCATCTGTCATATAGAGCCGTGAGTCGGCTGTTGCGCAATAAAGGTTGCTGTTAGCCGATGAACGTTTCTGTGTTGTGTCAGGAAGCAAAGTGAGTTTGCCTTTATTCCAAACGTTCACACCTTTGCTTGTGTAAAACCTGTACGATTCGGCGTCAGCAGTATCGGCGTATTCTTGACCGGCACCATAATGCCAAGACGATTGGGAACGACGCCACAAACCCTGCGGATTCAGCGCCGACTCACCAGGTTCAGTTGACTGGTCAACCGAATCACGGACACGGGCATCATACTGTCTTGTGAACTGCCCCGTTTTCATATCCAACATGTACGGGCGACCGTTGATCGCTATAGGGAAAATATCTGGTACAAGTTCCGTTGCACCCGTACCCGTATAGAACGATGATGCGGGGCGGAAAGCGTCTTTGAAACGCGTCAGCGTAGCCACAGGCTACTTCCTGAACTTGATCGGATACTGCGCTTTTAGACGTGCCGCTTCAGCGATGACACGTTCACGGCGTAAACGTTGAATGTTCGCAACCGAACCCAACACCGCACCGGCAGGCACCTCATCTGCTCGACGAGTATCGCCTTGTGATTCTGTGAAGTTTCGTTTAATTTCACGACCAGCCATCAAACGCAACACGACACCCATTTCAACAATGTCGTCACAGGTTGTCGGCAAAAAACAGTTCGTAGTTAAATCCGATGACTCTGCAGTTGCACGAACAAACGGTGCCTTGTAGCGCACACGGATCGTGCCAGCCATAACAGGTTCATCAAAAACGATAGTGTTCCCTGAAGCAAAATCTGTTGTAGGTAAACCTGTCTGCAAACGCACCCCATGAATCACAGGGAAATCGTCAGCCAAATATCGTAAACGAACATCTAACAACTCGATAATTGACCCCGAAGAAGCGATGTTCAACTGGCGGTCAGAACCGTTGTATGTCAGATCGGTTGTAACAACACGGAACAAACCGTTCGCTGTAGATGACAAATCATCAAGTTCAGCGTTGACAGCATCAAACATTTGCGCACGAGGGAACCGTGGCTGAAGGTTGATTATCGCCCCTGATGTGTGGGATGTCGCCGTCGAGCCGCCGTAACCCCGTTCAACCGTGAGCGTCTTTGACGCCGGTGTTGCTTCCCAAACGTAGAAAAGTTCGGATTCGATTTCAAATACAGAACCAGCACGAAGCCCGCCAAGATCGTAAGAGGCGACAACAGACGTGTCATCGCCGTCAATGCTTGTCGCCAGTTTGTTGCGTTCTTCAACGACCCCTCCCAACATTTGACGACTAGCCCGATTGAGGACTGTCGCTACTGTCGTCATCTAGTAAGTGTAACTCCCGTATCCTGGAAACGAACCTGCTTGTGCTTTCGCTGAAGTTTTCATTGTGCGCTTACCTTTCTTTGCTTTCGGCGCAGGGCGATACTCTTTCGCAGGTGCGCCTTTGACAGAAGATTTCTTGTTCTTAGGTAGAGGCATTACTTCTTCCTTTTGTTTCGTGCCGATATTGCTTTAGCCTTGCTACGTGCATCCGCTTTAGACGAAGCACCCCAAGCCTGCAACGATAATAGCAGGCGAGTAGGTTTACCTTTCTCATCTCTTTCAGGCCCAGGCATGTTGCCCATACGAGCCAAGAAAGACGCTCGACGAGGATTGTCACCAGACTTAACAGGCGGCTTCAAAGTGCCACCCTTGTATGAGGCACGACCTTTAGCGTTCAACCCGCCTTTAGGGTTCTTGCCTTCTTTGCGTTGCCATGCCGGTGTTTTAGCCATTGCGTTTAGCCCAAGCGTTATCAACAAGGTTCGGGTATGGTCTGCCCGCTGCGGCTGCACGACGTTTAGCGGCAGCCTTCTTTTTTGGTGTCAACGGTTTAGATTTCTTGTTCGGGTTTTTAGTATCCCAAAATGCTTTCTTTTTCATTCAACCTCCACGGTATACGATTCGACATAACCTGACGCCAATACTACATTGACTACGCCTTCAGGTACACGCAATGGAACCCCTTTTTTGAAGAAGTAACTTTTGCCTGCTATATCGCATTGGACCGTTCGGTTCAATGTGACGTTATGCCAAAGGGTCGCTGTTTCGGGTTCTACTGCCGTCAACATTTTGCCTGCGGGTAGGGTGTCGGCAAGTTTGCGGGCCGCTTTCTCCCATGACCATTCGTGTACTTTCGGCAACATTTTTTTGGCATGATCCAAATAACGGTGATGGTTGTTGTACATTTCTCGCATCGCTTCAGCCAACTCTTTCGGGTCGGACTGATCCCACATGCCGGTATAGATGTTGTATGTTGCGGGGGTTCGCTTGTATCCCAACACGATTGGTGACAGGTAGGCGAAATCTTTTTGCCCTGTCGAATCGTTGATGATCGTCGGGATACCCATAGCCATAGCCTGCAATGGCATCAGCCCGAAACCTTCGCCTCTGGTCACAGCGATGAAACAGTCGGCTTGCGCAAAATAGTCTATGGTTTCTTGTTCGGTGAACCATTCCCTGTGCATGAACACATTGTCAGGTAAAACAAGATCGGGTACACCGTACGCCTCAGGGTTAGGTTTCAAATGTAGTTCGGCGTCAAGGTCAGCAAGTTTGAACGCCTCAAACACGATATCTAAACCTTTGCGTAACCATTGTGAACCACCAGCATGGAACCTGAACCGTTTGTTTGGTTCCCGTTTGCGTGGCTTCCAAATGTTTTTGTCAACCCCTAACGGTACGAGATGCACGTTGTTGTGATAGCGGGAGAACAGTTCAACATTATGGTTACAGGGTACGATGATCTGGTCATAGATGTTGCACCAATCGCTTTGCTGTTGGTTCAGTTCACTTGATTCCCACATCGTGAAACAGGCTCGATGCTGGTTTTTGTAAAAGGTTTTTATCTGGTATGGCTGCATCATGTTCACCATCACATCGGCGTGTTCGTGTAGCGTGATATCTGCCGGTACATGTTCCATGAACCCTTTGTACATTGCACCGTACCCGTATCTTGGGTGCGGATACCCGAGCCAAGACTGATAATTCATTGAGATACGCTAACAAAATTCCAATGTGAAGCATCCTGAAATTTGATGCGTGGAACCTCATTACGATCACATAAGGCTTGTAGATATTCGTTGATTACCTTTTCAAAAAACGGGAACACGTTGTCGCGGTAAACGTGACCTACAGTAATGGTTGGTATTGGCATCACTTTGATTGTTTTCAACCCGATGGCTGCCCACGCCAACGGATATCTGGTATCTATTTTTTCTAAACCTATCCGCAAATCCATTGCTGCCCTTCGCCACACCGAAGAAGTAATCAAAGTGGCGGCAACAATTATCGATTTATCTTTCAATGATGTTATGTAGTCGCGGGTGAACCCTCGGAACCCTGGGTTTGTTTCGCCTGCGTTTGCAGAATAGTGAAGGATTCTGTCGGTGCCATCAAGCAAAGGCAACAGCGTTTCAATGGTTCCTGGCAACAAAGTGTCGTCATCTCCGATGACCCAAACATATTCTCCTGTGCCAACCGATAACCCACGGAACACGTTCGGGTCGCCGTCAATGTTTTGATGCCGTTTAGAGTATTGAAGGTTCGGATATTTTGTACAAAAATGTTGTGCGTATCCGTCGTTGTCGCTGACAATCACTTCGACACCTTCCACAACTTGTGGCATGATGCTCGCTAAACATGCTTCAATGTCTGGTCGCCTGTAGGTTGGAATGTAGATTGTTAACCGCATCAATCGGCGATCTTTTCTAGTTTCGCTGAGCCATCAATTTTTGTTGGCTGCCCACCCGTTTTGCGTATCCGTTTATAGGCATCCAAATCTTTGTCAAGTACACGTTCTTTAGCGTTCAAATCTGCGACATTGTGACGTGTCGGCATCGCCGAACCTGACACACGGACATGGCTGATACGGCAAGCGAAGCAACCTTCAACGTCTAGATTCGGATGTGTTTCCCTGTGTTTCATAATCCCCTAACTGATATATGCGCCGTAACCTGCCGATGTTAAAGCCGCAACTTCGGCGGCGTCAACAATGTTATCTGATCCACCCCAATAAACTTTGCTGATCGTAGTGATGTCGTTCGGTTCGTTTTCTGTGAACGTGCCGTCAGTCAACAAGAACACGTTTCTGCCCCGTGGTTCGTTATCGAAATGTTTGAACAGGTTGAAAGCCAAACGGACTTCTTCGGATGCGAACTCGTTCGGTGGAATACCGAGCGCCACGAAGTCGTCTGTAGGTGGGTTAAAAATACTCATGTTACGTAACTACCATAGCCTGCTGATACAAGTTCGTCTTTTTCTTCTTGGGTTACAAAGTTGTTGGTGCCACCCCAATAAACTTTTGACACCTGATCGTATTCGCGTTGTTCAACTTCGGTGAATGTGCCGTCAACCAGTTTGTATACGTTCACACCAGCATACTGTGGGTCGGCGTAACGGAACAGTCGACCAGAAATACTTGTATCAAACCTGTCGGCTGAACGTATCTCTGTTGTTGACGGTGTACGGAACAGCAACAGTTTGACCTGTGTGGCGCTCTGTGTGCCTGTGCCTGTGGCTGTGGCTGTGCGTTGGCAGACACGAGCCGAAACAATGCTATGGGTGCCTTCACCTGAGCCTGTAGCAGTACGGGACCTTGTAGTGAAACTTGTGGTACTGGATGCCCCTGAGCCGTTCCCTGTTGCGCTACAAAGCAAGTAACGAAGCGGGGTGGCACTAGATGACCCTGCGCCCGATCCTGACGCTGTACGCGCCCGTGTGACTTGAAACGTGACCGACGATGTGCCGGTACCCGAACCTGTAGCCGTTCTAACAGCGGTACGCAAACCTGTTGAAACAGATGTGCCGGCACCCGAACCTGTGGCTGTGCGAATGTTGACCACCAAAATTGATGCGGTTTCTGTACCTGCACCCGTACCTGTGGCTGTGCGTGGCGCAATATGCAAACCGACAGCATCACCGTCAGTAGTGCCTTGACCTGATCCCGTGGCGGTACGTGGCGCGTTGTGTACACCTGTTGCCGATCCTGTGCCTGTACCCGTACCTGTTGCGGTTCGGATTGCGGTAACAAAACTTGAAGCCGTTTCCGTTCCCGCACCGGAACCTGTTGCTGTGCGTATCGCCACCAAAAGCGAAGTGGCGGTACTAGAACCAACACCGTTACCTGATGCAAGGAATGTTCGTATTACAAGCGAAACAGTTGACGAAGTGCCTGTGCCTGAACCTGTGGCGGTTCGAGGCAACAACTCTATGGCTGTAGCAGTTTGTGTGCCAGTACCCGAACCTGTGGCGGTTCGCAATTTGATGATTGTTCGGTTAGCGGTTTCTGTTCCCGTACCAGACCCTGTGGCTGTGCATACTTTGACACGCACTCCAGTAGAAGTTTGTGTGCCGGTACCTGACCCTGTTGCGGTGCGTGTAGTGACGCCACCATAAAAACCTTGAGTGTTCGCAAACGGTGACGCAAAATAAATAACTTTGCGCCGCGTATAATTGGGTACCTCGGCGAACTCCCTGAACCCAGGGGTGTCACGATACCCGAAAGTAAAATCGGTGACTCCAGTAGCCATAGGGCTACCTCACCCTAATCGAGGCTAAGAGTTAAAGCGGTGATCTGAAATGTGTCACCGGCAGTAACAGCCGCAGACGACGACAATGCGCCAGTCCACAAACAGTTGCCAGCAGTCGAGTTATCCCACGCAGACCAATGCGAATATGTTTCCGTAGTAGAAACGTTAGTCCACTCCAACGTCGCTGAAGTGGCAATAGAACCCGACGAAGCCGAAGCCCACGAAGCAGCCTTACGAGTTGTTTCTGTCGCCGCGTTGCTTGTACCTGCTTCGCCAGCATCGCCCGTATGCAACTTAATGTACACAGTCGTTGGCATAGTCCACGCAGTTTTACCTGTCGTGTGTTCCAAAATTTTGTTTTCTGCATAATTAGAAATAGACATTTGTTACCTCACACGAAATAATAGCAGAACGAGAAAAGGGGTCAGGCAGGGGAAAAGCCTGACCCCCCTCTCAACTTACAACTGAACTATAAGGTTCAGGAGCCGAGGCTTGAAGCCGACTCGATACGACGAAGCGAAGCCTCGCGGAATCGAGCATAGCCACCGAGCCAGTACCAACCGACAGGTTGGAAACGTGACAACACGTCAACTACTGGACCGCGTACGACACGTGGGAACGGGCCGTTGCCGTCAACGATTGAGTGTGCCTTCGCCAAAGCCTGACGGCCTGCGATGTGTGTGCAGTAAGCATCAACTGTTCCAGTCGATCCTGAACCGTTTGAGGCGTTCTCAAAGATTTTGGCTCGTGGAGTCTCAATGAAACGGACACCTTCAAAAGCGCCAATTTCACCGTTGTAGATGCCTGCTGGATCGCTGTACACGTGCGGGTCACGCCACGATGCTACGCCTGTCTCCTTGCGAAGATCGTACGAAACGTCTGGGTGAATGTAACCCATGTACATGCCATTGAAAGAAACTGCGTTCGCTTTGCGAAGTGCAGCAACAACCTTGCGGATGTCGTTTGCCTCAATGATGTCAGTCGCCGTAATGTAATTACGTGCGCTTGGAGTTGTAGTTCCGCCACCACCGTAGACAACGTTTGTTCCTGCAGCGATTACGTCGCGGATAACACCGTCAACCGAGATACCTGCGTTGTAACCAACGAGGTTAGCGGCTGCCGAATCCACATCAAGGAACGATGTGCCACGAAGTTTCGCTGTTGTGTTTACGGCGTTGCCGTATTCTTCCAACGTCACTTCAACTTGGCTGTCGCCCATAACTACTGGAGTTACGTCTGTGTCCTCAGTAAGTGTCGAAGTCTTTTCAGCGAGATCGTTGAAAATTGTGAACTTGACCGATGAACCTGGCATTGCTTGTGCGACCGGCATAACGTCTGCGACCGCATCGAACAAAAGTTCGCTACGAAGCGCAAAATACGCAATCCGATCAAACGCAACCTGATCTGTGAGAAGGCTGCTTGTTTGTGTTTTTGACATTTCCTGTTATTGCTTTCTCCCGACAGGAACGGGAGTCCTGCGGGCTAGATGTTTTCTGCTTCTTGTCTTGCTTGAGCCAAAATCTGCATCACTTCGTCTTGATTTCGAGCCTGATTAAGTTTCGTGTTCCAATCAGCAACAGGTTCGCTGGTTTCACCCGCACGTTGCGCCTTTGTGAGACGGTTCCACGCATCTGCCTCAGATTTAACCTGAGCGTTTTGCGCTTCTTTGTGGATGAGATTCGCTTCTTCTGCAGCCGACCGAATTGCTTCGGGTGTGAACTCGCCGTCATAACCTTTGACGAAGTATTTAGACATCGGGGAATCCATTGGAACTCCCGCTTTCATAAACGCATACTCGCGTTTAATAGCGTCTGCTTCGGCAAGTGCTTGCTCTTTTGCTTTCAACTCTTTTTCAAGTTGACGCATCCGCGCCCGCACAGGGTCTTTCGGTGCTTCTTCAATCTCGTCATCGAACTCGTTGACGTTTGACATGGCTCACTCCTTCTGCCCACGTCACATTGGAGGATCGTGACGGCTGCATAACTCACCCTTGTTTCACGATAAAGTCGGGGATTCTCTACCGGTGTTCTTTTGGGAACAAACAAAGTGTAGCACACCCCTATACAGGGATGTCAACAATATGGTTATTGTGCTGTGCCGACACCTGTTTCAACGGTTCCAGATGTTGCACCGGTCGTTCTAGCGAACCCGCCACCACCCTCGAATTCGCCTAAACGCGCACGTTTACGTTGTTCCAAAGCCTGTGTTGCGGCAACATCGTAACCGAAAGCGGCCCCAATTTTTTGTGCTTCAGTAAGGGCTGCTTCGCCACCCATTTCCTGATATAGACCAGCCAACTGTCCCGCTTTGGTGAACGCTGTTTGTGCTTCATCGGCTGTGTATCCACGTGCAATCAAATCCTCTGCGCTTAATGCCGTCAACTGGAACCCTGCTTGTTCTCGTGCGCGGGCAGAAACCTGTGCGGCTTTAGCTTGACGAGTGAGTAGCGGTGCTGAACGTTCAGGGTCAATGAAATAGGCGGCTAGTTGTGATTCGTCAATACCGTACAAAGTTTGCATTTGCCGTTTAACCTCAGGATCGGCGTCTTGAACAAGTCGATATCCTTGCGTGATACGTGTTTGTAATTCGGCGCTCGAAACGTCACCTTCAATAAGTTTACGGAAATCGTCTGGTTCGTCATAGAAACCGACAGGTAAACCGTTTGATCTGAGTGTGTCACGATACGATTCTTCCAACCCGATATAAGTATCTGGGTCCAGTTCGGGTAAACCTTTTTTGGCTCGTGCCGCGTTGCCTGCAAAACGTGTTCTGAATGTTTCGGTTTCACGCAAATTAAACAAAATTGCTTTACCGTCTGTGATGCCTCGTGCAATCAAATCTTGTACATTTTGTTCTAATGCGCTTAAACCGTATCTGTTAAGAAGTGTGCGTAACGCTTGAAAAGCATCTACTCGTCGTGCTTGGGCGGCGGCATCTTCTGGTGTTTCCGTCGTGCTGGTTGAATCATTATTGTCATCTGTGGTTGTTGTGTTCGTTGTAGTTGACGTTGTAGTTGGCGTTGTTGTAACAGGTTGTACTTCTTGAACAGAACCAACCGAACCAGCCGTTTCTAAAAGGGCTGGATCAATCTGCCCTAATTCTTCGGGTGTTAGCGGTCTAATGCCTAAATTTTCAGCGATGAAATCGCCGCTAAAACTCATGTCACTCATTTACGTAACCCGAACGCTTTCTCTAACGACATAACAACATCCGCAACTTCTTTCTCAGCTTGCGGAGTGTACTGATAACCGTAACGACGATCAGACTTAATCTTATACAACCAATCATTCAACGACAGTTGACCTTGATCTTTGCTACCGAAAGCCTCAGCCCATTTAGGGTCATTCACATAATCAATCTCACCAGGGTCAACACCCAAAGTACGTGCAGCATAGGCTTTGTAGTTGTAGAAAATATCATCCAAAGACAAACCGGCATCAATCTGATCCGCTAAATGACCGTACTGGCCTTTCGCTGCCCGTTGAGCTTTCTGCCGAATCGAGTCCTCTGTGACCATAGCCCCGTTGTATGGCGTGTTAGTTAAAGCGGCTTTAAGTTCGGCGTCAGAAACGTTGTATCCGTATGCTCGACCGGCGCTACGAATAGTGTCAGCCAACTCTGATTCCATAGCAGTCGCGGGTTTAGCCCCGTAAGCAAACGAATACACAGCAAATTTTAGGTCGTCACCGACATAGTTTTTTCGTGCCGCTTCACGGGCAATCTGATCCAACTGACCTGCATCCAACTGTAGGTCTGCGTACTGTTTTGTTATATCATTCTTTTTAATGCGGATAAGTTCGTTCTGGCCGGCAGGGTTGAAATCAAAATCTTGTTCGGCTTGCGAAGTTCGTTGACCGTATGCGGTGCGTTCAATGTCAGCTTGATACGCCGATTTTTCGGCATCGGTTTCAAGATTACCGTAATCGCCTTTTGTTACTTTAATCCAAACATCAACCAGATCACGCCCAAAAGAATCAACAAATGCTTGTTCTTTTTCTCCGCCATCAAAACTTGCGGCGAACTGTGGGAATAGTTTCACGAACTCTGCTCGAACGTTAGGGGTCAGGTTCATTGGTCCGACACCGGCAACAGTTACAGTTTTGTCTTTCTTCGTTTTACCGGCACCACCACCAGCGCCAATCCCGTCACGAACCCCCAGACCAACTGATCACTGAACCGGAACTCGCGTAAATCGGCCAATGCAGGCCCGATCCGTGCCCGTCCCACTCGGTGATACAGCGCCCATGCCAACGCGAGC